CCGCCACAAAAAATTACGATTAACTTGCTCCTGAAGATCCGAAGATACCTCTATAGTCAGATACACCGAATCTGTATCTTTCTCTAGCTTTGTATCTTACGTTTCCAGTATCAAAATCACCTTCCATAGCTGTTCTAATAGGTGTTCTTTCAAAATACTTCATTCCGTTAGGAACATCAGTAATGAAGAAGTACGAATTAGGATCAGTTAAGAAATTGTTCACTCTGTAACCTTGAGGAACCATTCCCATAGAAACGATTGCATTGATATCGTTATCAGCTGTGCCTGTTCTACCTTGAGACTTCATAAGTCTTTCAGCTTGGAATTGAAGCTCAGAAGGAACAATCATTTTCATTCCTCTAGCAGCAATTTTAAGACCTCTTTCGTCAGTCATTGCAGCGATGTCAATTAAAGACTGCTCCAATGAAGTTTCGTTAAGGTCAGCCTGTGTAGCCAAAGTATTTGACACAACTCCAGCGATCGTTGGGTGGTTTGTAACAAATAAGTTACTACCATCACCTGAAGTAAAAGTACCTCCAGTGAAACCATTGATCAGTGGATTTACTGATTTGATTTGTTTAGTGTTCGCCATAGATCTAGCTAACGCTTTTGTATATCTAGACGCAAGTCTATCATACAGGTTGTCCTCAATCGCTTCTTCAGTGATTGCGAACGCTAGCGCAACAGTTTCCATAGTGTATCTAGCTGTGTAAGTCTCTTGAGCATTGTCAAAAGTTACGCCAGAACCTTCAGGTTTAACTGCGGCATTAGCAAAACCAGATAACATAACTTCTTCTTCAAACGCTCTGTCTGAAGTTTCTGTTGTGTATATCTCAGCATGCTGATTCTCATAACGTTTGTATTCCAGTCCGAATAGTGCATTCAGGCCTGGTTCTAGTTCTTTAACTAGTTGTCCTCGTGATATAGCCATTTTTTATCTCCTATTCTAACTATTATACGCCTGCAACTGCAGCGTTATATTGATGTTCGTTAATCATCACAACCCAATTCAAATAACCTGAACCAATATCGCTATTGTCCACATTAGTTGATGGTGCTATGATTTTCAACTGACCATTAGCTGTTGCTAATGTTCCGTCATCTAACTGTGTTTTTGAAACATTGTTAGCTGCGTTCCCAGCTGTGACTACGATATCCGCATTCATAAATACATCAGTCTGCGCCGAAGCAGTTGATATATCAGTTTGGATTTCGAATCTTTCATATGGGTCATCGCTTACAAAAGCAACTATATCCGAAGCGTTAACTTGAGCATAGTGATTTGCAAACGTTGGTTTGCTTGTAGTTGGATCTGTGTAGAAAACACCATTAAGTGATCCAAGAAGCACATTACCTGCTGCAGCATGCTGGATAGTACCAGATGCCATAGCTTTGACTGCGTCTTGAAAGTAAATAGTAGTCGTGTTATTCGCAGCGATACTATATTCACTTAAACCTTGGTTGTCTCTATTTTGACCCACTTTTCCGATCGCTCTCAGACCGAAGGGTGCGTTTTCATTTGACATAGAGTCTCCTTATAAATGTACCTGCCCTTGCGGGCCTCCAGTACGGGTTTAATTGAACTTTAATGGTTAGGAAATTTTTTTAGGATTTCTTTGAGCCACCAAAAGTTACACGAGTCTGTCTATCAATATCGATAGGCATACTTGGATGCTCTTCCTTCATGAGATCGTTATCCATAGCTTCAACTTTATCATTATGCTGTTTTGCATAATATTGCTGTCTCTGCTTAACTAACTCTTCCGGTATCCTAGCGAGCAGTAGGCCGCCAACTCCGATCACTCCTGAATATTTCCCATCTTCAATGACTGGAAATTCTAAGTCTGGGTATTCATCTCCACGAACTAATTCGTATCCTTCTCTTAACGAGGCAGATACATTTTTCGTATCTTGAAATCCCATTGACTCAGCTCTAATCCATCTATGTTTAAAACCTGATGGAGCAGGGGGTGAATCTAAAGGTGATGGTGGAGTCCAAACTTTTTTATGAGATGTTTTTTCTCTAGTTTGACTCGCACGTGAGGTCTTCTTGTCTATTGTATTTTCCATATGCTTTATCCCTCCTTCGTGATATTTAGTTGTTTCGCATACTCTTCTAGTGGCACACCTAATTTTTTAGCGATTGTGACCTGTGATGGTGTGAGCCTCACAGTTTTGCGACCAGTTTTGGTACTTCGCTTCGCTGAAGCTACTGTTTGTACCGGAGCAGATCGTATTTGTTCTCCTGAACTATTACTATTACCAAATTTGTGCGGAAATTCAAGTCTTATTCTTTTATCTATTTCAGAATAATACTCGTCCGTAGTTGGATCAAAACCTTCATTCTCAGTTAATTTCTTATGAAGATCAAAAGCAGTGTAAGTCATAGCTGTATCTTGACCAAACCATGAATTTTTATCACTCCATGCTTCAGCTTTACGATCAGGTGCATTTTGTTGCACTGGCTGTTGTCTTCTTAAATTAACCTCTGGTTTAGGCTGATTTACTATAGTTTCCCTAGCAAGTTTAGCTTCTTCAAGTCTAGCTTTTTTAAAACCTAATTCAGAGATAGAAGCCATTGCATCTGCTTCAGCGTCTAGATCATTTGCTTCTCTAGCTGCTGCAAGTTTAGCTTTTGCTGCTGCAACACCTGAAGTAATACTTTCTTCAGACACAGAAAGAAAATTAGGTTCTATTTTACTTAATTTTTCTTCTGTTTGTTTTTTCTCTTTAATGGTTCTTTCAGCGTAAGATAAAGCTTCATCTTTTTGTCTTTCAGCTTCTCTCCACTTTTTAGTTAATTTAGCTATTCTTTTTTGTACACCATCACTGTACTGTTCTAATTCTTCTTTAGGTTCTTTCTGGTCATCAAGTTTGACCTCTCTTTCATTTTCGTAAGTCTTATCCTCTTCAACAGGTCTTACATTCGGCTGTTCTTTTACTTCCGGTTGTTCAACTTCTGTTTGATCTTTTTCTTCAGAAACATCGACGTCCATTGATGGACCAGAGGTATCGATATCAACTGTTTTATTCACTTCTTCAGTGTCTGGCATAGTTCCTCCTATGATTGTTAATATTGATGAAGTATATCTTCAGGGTTTTCGATGGTTGCTAAAACTTCATCATCATTTAGCAATCTTACTTCCCCGCCATCGATTTGTATCCGGCTGCCTGCATATCTTGCAAACACAACCCAATCACCTTTTTTACACCAAGGCCCTTCAGGGAATTTTTCTTTGTCATAACAATGTGGACCCATTGCTAAAACCAAACCGCATTGAGATGCAACTTGTTGTTTCTCTAAAGTGTCTTGACCTAAAATTAAACCACCTTTAGTTTTCTCTGCCATCTTAAATGGTAGAAGTAACATTCTCCAACCAGTAGGTTGAGGTAATTTTTCTGATTCTTTTGATTTTAATCTATCGTAAGTTTTTTGTTCTTTGTCTTTTACTTCTTTATTTTCTTTTTCGTACTTATCAGCCAAAGCATATTTAATCTTCGGTGTCTCCGAATTTGACAACTGTTCCTTTTTCATCTTTTTGCTCCTTATCGTTTAGCAGGTTAGAGATATCCTGTGATATTTTATAATAGGCATGTGCCTGTCCCATCATATACTTATATTTTTCCATATTGTCAACAGTACCAGCAATCATAGCGTCACCAATTTGTTGATATGATTCTTTTAGTTCTCTTCGTATTTTAGTCAGTATTCTTATTTCGTCCATTTGCTATTTTACCTTTGTTTATACCTTTCTTAATTATGTAATCTTGTGTTCCGTTTGCACCTGTCTCAACTTCTTTACGAAGGTTTTTAAACAGACTTTTTGTTTTTCTTCTTTTTCTTTTTTTATTGAAAAAGTTTCTAATAGTTTTGTATCTCGCATCACACCAACTATCTATGTAATCTGTAATATTGTCAATAGTATCACAAAATTTATATATAAATTTATCTAACATTTCCATCTTTTCCTAGCTTGTCTTAATCTAGAATTAGGATCTTTAGCAGCTTTAGGAAATTTTTTCATTTGCCCTGCACTACGTGCACAATAAGACTTACGTCTATTTGCATCTTTAGAACCAGGTTTTACTTTACCGGTTACAGCTGTTTTTAATTTTGATCCTGGATTTTTTCTTCTGTAAGCAGCAACACCTTTAGCTGTCATACCAGCACCAGATTTAGTAGATCTAAAATTTTTTTTATTTCTAGCAGGCATGTTATCTTCTTTTCTCATGCTATTTATTTTTCTTAGTAAATGTTTTTACGTTAGTAGGTTTACCGCCAGGATTCCCCGCTGCTCTTTTTCGTTTGACAGCACTCGCCTTTTGTGAGCTTGACATCCGTGTGGCTTTTGCAAGTGGGACGCATTTTGGATATTTCCTCTTTGAGCCTTTGCTTCTCCCGCAAGGTTGATATTTCCCGTTCTTCTTCGGCGCTCCAATGTCCACCCATTTGTCGGCTACCCATTTTCTTAAACCACCTTCTGAATAATAAGTACGCATTAAACATCGACCATTATAGTCATGTCTTCGATTAAGCCTCCGCTAGCAGCTTTTTTTCTTTTACCCTTTTTACCACCTGGAGTAATTTTACCAGAGCAAACACCTGACGCATACATATTAGCATACGCAGAAGGGTAAACTTTAAATTTACGCTTTGCTGCAGCTTTACCTTTTGGACAAAGTTTAGCCATAACTACCCTTTCAAAAATCCTTTAGGTATTGTTCCTTTAGGATAATAACTATCATAAGATTTGTTTCCTACTTTTACTCCACCTAAACTAGAACCACCCATAAAACTACCTGAGTAATCTCTTTGAGCTTGTTTTATCATAGAGTTTTCACCTGAACCTTTAGAAAAATATTTTCTACCTCTTAAAGCTTCTGCTCTCGCATCAACTTTTTTGACTTTTTTCTTTTTCTTACCAGCCATTTTTTCAAGAAGTTTTTGAATATTTTTTTTAGACATTATTTTTTCTTGTTAAGGTCTTTTACTATTCTTTTCTTTTCAGCTTTAAGATTTTTTTTACCTTTTTTAGTAAAAGCTTTTTCAGCATCAACTCTTCCAAGCTCTTCAAGTTTGTTCATACGTTTAGTATTTTTTTTGACTTTGCCACCTTTTTTATACATAGCTCCGCCTCTCATACCCATGTCATCTTTGAAAAAACCAGACGCCATATCTTTTCTAGCAGTGGACATTCCACCACCCATTTTTTTTGCTCTTCCACCATTCATCAAAGCTTGTCTTGATTGAGTGACTTGTTTATTAAATCTTGGATTTGCCATTATTTTTTTCCTCCGTTTTGTTTAAATATTTGTGTACCCTTTATACCATAAATTGACGCTACGACAAGGATCCATAAGTTAGTGAACCATTTTGGAAGCTCCGAGAACATGTCAAAAAACAATTTTACCTTGTCCATTGCTGTTGGATCGTCTGATACGACTGCCCAGGCCAGGATTGCTATAGGCAAACTTAAAATTATCAAAACTGCCTCGTCCTTCCAGTCCGATTGTCTGGCTTCAAGTAGTTTTCCTTGGTAAGCTTCCTTACCTTCAGCCATTCTTGATGCATGCATAAGCTGTGCATCTGACATAGCTATCTTCGTCTTCTGCTTATTAGCGTAAATTTTACTTCCAGCAGAAACGGCTAGTTTAATTGCCGAAAACCACATGTTAGTACCAAGTTGCTGTTTTCTTTTTGTCTTTTAGCATTCTTTTAGTACCTCTAACTTCAGTTTTATCTCCAGTTGGTATGTAGTTTCTTGGCATACCATTGGCTGTAGTTATAGATCTAGGGTCCAACTCTATATTTTGAGAAGGAATTCCTATTTCTTCAGATGCTACAAAAAATTTATCTTTTTTGTTCATATTTTCTCCTTATTTTTTTAACTTACCTTAATTTTTTATTATTTGCTATCTATTTTCACCTTCATATTTTTGTATTTCAATATTTGGCATCATTTTATCTACATTTGGAATAGATTTACTTAATATTGTTTTTTCAATTGATGTATCAGCTCTCATTTGTGCTAATTCTGCAGTTTGATCAAGCTTTTCTTCATGTTCACGTTGATTCATCATTGCTTTCATCTTATCAAGGTTAATTCTTTCTTCACCTTCTTTTCTTTTTCTCTCATTATCTTGTGCTCGAAGGTCTAATTCTCTTGCTCTTAACTTAGCAATTGGATCATCACCAAAACCAGAGGTAACTTCTCTTTCTTCTTTTAAGAATTCTTCCATCATGTTAGCAATCAAGACAGCTTTCCTTGCTTCAATCTTTTGATTTAGCTGTTGAGCAGCTTGTCCTATCTGTGGATTAGTTTGAGCCATCTGATTCATCTGAGCTAGCTGTTGTAGTTCTTTAGGAAACTCTAATTCAATCTGTTCTTGAGACATTAAGCTAATATGTTCAAAAATATTTTTCTCCATCGCAGCCATGATAACAGGATTGTTTTGTGCCATGTTAGTTGCCATAAAATTTAAATGTGAAGTTATGTGTGCTCTATGATCTTGACCAGGGAAAGCTTGAAAATTCTTACCGCTTATAGCCATGATGTTTTCTAAACTAGGATCAAGTGGTTGAGGCTGTTCAGGTTTAAGTAAAACAGTATCAATATTTTTTACACCCAATGCTTCATACATATGTCTATACGCTTGATACATATTGTGCATCTGCGGATTTGATTGTGCCAGCTGCAACTCTGTTTGTGCGAGGGAAATACGCTGAGTTTGAGAAAAGATGTTGGGATCAGCAACTGGCAATATATCTACTCTATCATCAAAGTCAGTTTGTTTAACTGTTCTTTGACCCCCAACTACGTCATACGGATATTCCGGTGGTAGATATAATTTGAATACTCTAGCTAATAATTTGAACTCGTTTTTTAAAGAAGAGTAAATTCTTTTGTGAATTGCAGACATAGTTCTGCTGCCACGTTCTAATAATGCAACTGTAGTTCCAACTGCTGCTTGTTGATTACCATCACCAACTTGTAAATCAGCAATCGATGCAAACCTTTGACCGGCTTGTACCACAATACCCATCAAGTTTAATAAGGTAGCTGATGGTTCTTTAAATGGTAACATCATAAATGAATCTTTCAAGTTTCCACCTGGTGCATCTACATCTCTAAATTCACCTGGTTGAATTGACTGTGCGTCATCTCTAATTCTAATACCACGCATTTTAAATCCAGCAGGTAAATTAGATAAAGTTCCTGCATCCAATAATTGACGGAGTGCGGCAGTTGCAGTTCTGCTTAAACCGCCAATCATGTGGATTAGACCGAAGCCATAAAAGCCCAGCCCTGGAAGAAATTTGAAATGAGTAAAGTATGGAATTTTAGTTTTAGTTGGATCACCAATTTCATAGTTACGTCTAATAGATAAAACATTTCTTGTTGCTTCATCAACTGTTACTATGTATGGAATTTTAATTCCTGAAGCTTCGCCTGCTTCATCAGCATCTTCAAAACCTTCAATGTCTAAATTAACATGACATTCCAAAAGAGTATAAACATCATCATCTTGAGTTTTTCTTTGACCTTCTAGTTCTCTCTCTTTTTTCTCAACGTCATCTTCAACTTGTCTTGGAGAACCAAGATCAACATCTAAATAGAAACCTGCTACTTGTTGTTTTTTTAATTCGTTCTTAGAAATTTTTACCCGATGGATGATTGCCTCTGCATCGTCTAATGAGGTAGCCGTGTAGGGTACAATCAAATCATCTGCCGGTACGAACTTTGATACTGCTTTTTTAGATAACTCATCATAATAAGTTTTCTTAAAAGCTGACCCTGCTAGTGGAAGATAAAATAGCATTTGATCAAAGTCTGGCTCATAGTCTTTCATTTTTTCCATGAGCTCATAATTCATAAAATCTTTAACACGTTCTGCTTGTTGAGACTTTTCTTCACTTGGCGCACCAATCACAGCTGTTCTAACTGGACCATCTGCTGGAAGTAATTCTTTATAAGCTAACGCTTGAAATTGAGTAACAGCTTCTGCAAGAACTGGGTGAGTTGCACCTGAAGCTCCTTGAAAAGGTTCTGTTCTCATATCATATTTAAAACCTAATAAATCTAAACCTTGAGTGTAAGAACGTTCCCATTCTTTTCTACCCATTTGATAGTCTTGATATTTTTGAGAAAGGTCTGCGCCCATCTCATCTAAAACATTTTCTGGTAAAAATTCTGCTAAGTTTGCGTAGTGCTCATCGCCACCTTCTGGTTGCGCTGTTCTAGGATCAAAATCTATTTGTACTGATCCATCTTCTAATTCTGTTGTTTCTATGTCCCCTGATGCCTGTTGCTGTTCTTCTTGTTCTATCTCAACTGCTTGTTGAAGTTGTTCTTCACCCGGTATAATTGCCGAGCCTCTTGGACCTTGCGTCAGGGACTTGTCTACTTGATCTGCCATTTTTTATTTTCTCCAGTTTCACTGTCTTAACAGTATTATAGTTAATATTCAACCCTTGAGGCGTGGGTCCTGATTCAGGCGGCAGGAGCCATTTCTTAGGGTACAAATTCTTCGAACTCATCCGATTTACCTCTTACACTTTCTTTAAATTCAGAATAGTTTTTTGCAACATCTGGACCAGCTAAATATGCAATACCAAGATCATCTGGTTTTTTTGTAAATGTTGAAGCCTCAGCTACATCGCTCATACCCATACCTACTCCAATAGGACCTAGAAAAGGAACAAATGGAGCAGCTAGTCTCACTACAGGTTTAGCAACTGCTTTTGCATACTTACCAAATTTTTTAAACATATCTCTTGTTTTAGATTTTTCTGGTGTAGGTATTTTTTTACCTTTCATTTCTTTTAAAAGTTCTTCATAGTTAGCTCTGGCTACTACATCATCTGCGGTTTTTGCTTTTAAATTTTGTAAAGTTGTATCTGTCATACCTCTATCAACTGATCTTAAAGTATTAAATCCTCCTTCAGGTAAATAAACTTCTCCTGATACCACATCAAGATTCCAACCTCTTAAAAGATTTGCAGCTTTTTTTCCTTGCTTGCCTCCGCTTGCAACTAAATTTTGTATAGCTGTATTATTTTTATCAATTAAAACTGATATCTCTTTAGTAGGAGTTTGATCAAAAGCTCTTTTTAATTTTAATTGTTCTTTGTATAAAGGTTTTAATTCATCATTTAATATTTCAGCGTACACTTGATTTTGTTTTGAAGTTTGTGGAGCTAAAGCATCGGTAGGGTATTCTACACCTAATGCTTTGGCTTGAAAAATATTTGCAGTGTGTGCATTTTCTAACTCTTTACCAAGACCTAGTTTTTGTTTGTCTCTCATAAATCTATTTTCAGATTGTTTAGTTTTCTTGGTAACGTTTTTTCTTTTTTTAGCTGCATCCTCTTTACCAGTGGCATTTGGATCTAGATTACCATGTGGTATTTTAAATCCTATTTGTTCTAACTCAGAAGCAGCTTCAGTTACATATTTGGCGGCACCTGATTTAGGATTTCTAGTCCCTTTATATTCTGCATTTATTATTTGAGAAGCCTTTGCTTTGGAGTAACCTTTTTCTAATAACTCTTTAGCTCTTAATTTTTTTTTATCAAAAATTATTCTTTTTTCTTTATTTAATTTTTCTATATTTTCCTGTACTCCAGGATTATCTTCACCAGTAGGAAATGAATATCGTTCTCCTTTAAATCCAGGGTTTGTATTTCCTTTTTTAAACTCTTTTCTAAAAGCTACATTTGCATAAGGATCTCCGAATTGATCTATACCTATGCCTGCATTAAAATTACCTTTGTTATAACTTAACTCACCTTCCAAAGGCTCTCCGTATATATCCTTATCTAAAAGACCTCTTGGATCAAAACTAAACTTAAGACCTAAATTTTTTGTAATATCTTTACCGAAACCAAATCTGGTATTTAAAAAGTCAGGGGTTTGATTGAAACGTATAGGTGGTGGTGTAACTTCAACTTGATCTCTTCCATCACCATCGCCGCCTCCTAAACCTGAACCACTACTATCTTCTTTTCCTGTTTCTGGATTAAAAGTATCTTGATCTCCTGGATTAGCTTCATCATCAGAACCATCTGCAAACTCTGATCTAGGTAAAACAACACTTTGTTCTTTTATATAATCGTCGTAAAATTTTTTTCTACCTTTAATAAACTCCAGGCCTTCTTCCATTGTGATAACATTTTCTTCCACACCTTTATCTAATTCTTTTTGAATTAAATCCATAAAATATTCTTTAGAAGTAGTTCCATAAATACCTTGTAGTAAAGTATCTGATCTTTTTTTAAATTCTAATTCGTTGTAAGGTTTCTTTGGTGGAGGCGTATTATCTTCAGTGGGTTTTGGTGGAGGTGTGCCGTCGGCAAAATTCTCACGTCGTACCAGATACGACATCATCTCGTTGTACTCGTGAATTTTCAATTTACAGTCCTAGTATTGCTGCTAGTCCGCCTGATTGTTTTTTTTCTCTTGGGAGAACCCCTTTTCCCATTAAAATATCTCTTTGAGTAATTTGTCCATCACCTGATAAATCAGGGAAAGAACCGCCAGCTAAAGTAATTCTAGATTTGTCATCTTCAACTAACTCAGCCATCATTTTCATTTCAGGGTTTTTACCTGAACCCATTTTCATTTCATAAAATTCTTTTATCTCATCTAATGAGTTTGGCTTACGTCCTTTTACTTTAATAAATTCTTTTACGATTGCTTCAATTGTAACTGAAGGATCGATTGATGCTTGATCACTCATAGCTTGATCTCTAAATTGTTCAAAAGACATAGGGTCTTGACCCATCTCTAATACTTCAAATCTGTATTTTTGATATTCATCTTCTAACATAGGATCTTTATCTGCCATTTGCATGATCCCTGAATCCTGAGCCCTGACTTGTTCGCCAGCGGGAATACCTTGGTCTTTCATTAATTCGATTGTATCTAAATCGTCTTC